TCATTTATTTTTTTAAGGATAACTAATTCCAAACTGATAGAAGAGAGTCGTTTACACTTAAATGAATTTTTCTACGGTTGGGATTGTTATTAGGAAAATAGGGAGCAGAACCTGTTATAATACCAGAGTTTGAACCATAAACGGGCTTTGCAGATCCTGTCACAAGTCGTTTTGAACCTGTTATTGTACCAGATTCAATAGCCTTACGTTTTCTAGAACTTCTGGAAGGATTATACCAATCATAAGCTTCTCCAGTAATTCTCCAACCAGCCGACCAACCCCAGGTTTCATTACCAAAATATCCAAGTTCAGCTCCTAGGAGCTGAGTTGTAGTTTTAATGATACCGCGTCCGAAATCTTCAAAATTGAAAAATGGTTCCATTTTTGTTTGACAAACTTTATTAATTATATTTCATATGATGAATAATATTTGACAATCGTACAAGTTTTGTAGTGTAAAAGGACAATAGATAACTGTCATTAGGATCGTTTTTCTCTCTGATACGATCGATCACACGCCAATAGTGATCAATCTTATCTTGGAGATAATTAAGGATTTCAGTGTCAGAATCATCCATATGAGTGTTAACCATTCTAGGCATTTTAAGAAATTGTAGTGATTAAAATATAGAGGGATTGACGCTCTTTATATAGACGATGTCACAAATTTTCCCAAAAATGTGATTAAGACTAACACGCGAACGCATTGACAACGTGTGTGACGCGTACCCCCCCAAATTACCCACCTAATTAACCACCACGGTTAAACTTTTTACGAGTCTCTCTTCACCCCCCTTGCGGGGGTGAACGCGTAGGGAGTAAAAAGCTATCTCAATCCTCCCTAAACGGGATAGTTTTTGTAAAACGCTTTCTACGGCGGCAGCTTGCTGCCCCGCCTCTGGGCGCTTGCGTCCAAGAGGTAGAAAGTACACGGATGGAGATGCACAAGGGGTCTAGCCATATTATTACCTAGACCCCCCGTGCGGTGTGCGGTACAGCCACGCTTACGTAAGCACATCGTATAAAAGGAGCCAATATAGAAATTTTATATTTATGTCAAGAAATAGAAATTTTTGTTTTACATACAATAACTACCCTAATACTGAACTTATTGATGAAGTCAATTGCAAGTATGTAGCTTATAGTCATGAAGTGGCTCCTACTACAGGCACCCCGCATTTACAAGGTTGGATCAGTTTTGAAAATCCCAAGAGTTTAAATGCTGTTATAAACTTGTTGCCTGGGTGCCATATTGAATCAATGAGAGGAAGTATTGCAGAGAATGATGCTTATTGTTCAAAAGCTGGCCAACTAATTGAAAGAGGCGTGAAACCCGTTTCCAACTCTAGAAATGGTGAAAATGAGAAGCAACGCTGGGAATTGGCGCGTACGTTGGCCAAAGAGGGCAAATTCGATGAAATCGATGCAGACATCGTGTTAAGATGCTATAATACTTTGAAATCAATCTACAAAGATTATCAAGTTAAACCAGCACCAGTAGACGTGAAATGTTTTTGGATTCATGGTGACACTGGAACAGGTAAATCTCATGCCGTTGAAACTAATTACCCTAATTGTTACAAAAAGAGTATGGATGACTTGAAGTGGTTTGACGGATATAATGATGAAGAAGTAGTATACTTGGAAGATTTTGACATTTATCAAGTTAAATGGGGCGGCATGTTGAAACGTTTAGCAGATAAATGGCCAATGCAAGCTTCCATAAAAGGATCGATGAAATACATTCGTCCTAAAATAATAATCGTTACTTCCAATTATACAATGGAACGAATCTGGAATGATCCAGCAACGCTTGATCCATTATTAAGACGTTTCAAAGTAATTGAGAAGCTTGATCAGAATCAAGTTATTGATTTTAACGAATAAAATGGATGTTTATGGAATTTTACTCTTAACACTATTTTTTATATGGATCATGATTGGCGCTTTTGGTTTGTTACTAGCTTGCTTGCAAGGTTCAGAAAATGAAGACGACGTATTTATTGAAGAGCGTGTATAAAACGTAATATAGTTTACCAAAAATTAAATTATGTTTTGTATGCCTAGTCAAGCACAACCAATGATGGTCATGATGGCTCCTCCGGCCCCTAAAAAAAGACGCAGAAGAAGTAAAACTTCTTATGAAACAACTTCTAAGAAACGTTGCGCCAAGGGTTATCGAAAGAAGTACACTTGCGTCAAACAGACTGGAAGTTGTCCATGTCCGAAAAAGAAGAAGCGTACCTATAAAAAAGGTTTAGCTGAGACGGGCATGTTGGGCGGAGAACGATATACTACCACCAAAGGTAAAAGAACTGGAAAAGTTATGTACGGACGTGGCAGTAGATATTCTAGCGCCCTTGCCACTATCGAAGAGGCAAAACAATCAATGGAGATAGATAGTACTGCTCCTTCTGGGATCAGTTCTACTCAATCATCTGTCAATACACAAAGTGTTTATTTTTTTTAACATAGGCGGAGACCTTTTTTAAGGAAGGCAGCTCGCGCGTACTTGCAGAAAAAACTCCCGAAAGAAAACAAAAAATTATACATTTTGTGACACCAAAAATTGGAAGAACAAAACAACAAAAATTGGAATCTCAAATTAGTTTTGATTTTGCTAGATCAAATAGTTCGCAAGATTTATTTGGTTCGTCAATTTAATAAAATTAAATTGGAATTGTTCCAATACTTTGATCGACTTCTTGTAGTAACAAGTTGCACGAAGAAGGCCCCAAATTACCACCACCTTGAATAACAGCGTTATCTTTAGATGCACGGAAAAATCTAGTTGCTTGGCAACTAGGTGCAGATACAACTCCAAAACCTGAAGTTTTTGCTGCTGATGTGAAATCATCGTAGACCAAAACTTCAGTTGAATTTGTAACAGTAATTGTTGGAGTTGGGGTATGAGGTTCACCAAACTCCCAGTAACAATTTACGTAGTAAATGTTACCCACGATTAGTCCAAACAAATTTAGTTGATTTGCATTAATACGGCGTACATCAATTGAACCACGTGTTTGAGGAGTACTTAAATTCAAATCACCAAATATATCGCCTGTAAGAGCGAAAGGAATAGTAGCTGCAAAGGATTCAATATTGCCACCTAATGTTCGCGGAATTTGTGGTTTTAAAAACGTGATTTTATAAGCAACCCACAATTCCCCTGCGTTAAAATTGGGAACTGGGAATCCTTGTGTAGCAATTTGGAAAATAGAATGGTCGTAAAATTTTAGAGAATCACCTGTAGGAATTGCGCCTGTTCTTGTAAAAAGAATACGGTCGACAATTTTAGCAGTAATTCCTAAAGAATTTTGCTGTTTAGTCGAACGACCACCAGCTGAATTTTCCATATATTGCTTGTTTGGATAGGGGGTAGAATTTACATTATACTCCATAGCCAAAATAACATTACCAGCAGCACCTGTTGTAGTGTTATCACCAGCGGAAGATCGAAAAAAGAATTGAATAGCATGAACATAGTATTGTTCGAAATTTTGAGCTATCGTTGAACCCCAAGGAAACGTAGCTGAGTTTCCAGGTTGTACAATAAATGATTGATTTTTGAACTCACTGGAACCACCTGATAAATTACCACCGATAATATCAGTTAAAAATTCTCGATGAGCAATAGTTGTCATTTATTTTTTTAAGGATAACTAATTCCAAACTGATAGAAGAGAGTCGTTTACACTTAAATGAATTTTTCTACGGTTGGGATTGTTATTAGGAAAATAGGGAGCAGAACCTGTTATAAT